TTAAAGTTATTAAAGTTGCAGAAGCAGCAACCGAAGTAAATCCCTCAAATACATTATTAACTTTTAAATTTTTAGTGTTTAAATCAACATCAGTACTTGCACCAGTATAAGGAACTAAACCCGTTAAATTTTGATCACCTGTATTAGTTCCGCTTGTATTTGATAATTTAGTAATTTCAGAACTTGTAATTAGTCTTTGTCCTGTCGCTAATAATGAAGTTAAACTACTAACTGCATTATCGTAAGCCGTTTTTAATAAATCGGTTAAATCATTTTTTGTAAGCGAATAACCTACAACTTTATCAACTTTATTTGTAATTAACAAACCTACTGCAGTTGCAAAATCGGAAATTGTAGCGGCTAATTGTGTGCCTGTGTGATTTGCTCTATTTTTTAAATTAGCATCGGTATCATTTGCTGTTGCACCTGTTTGAATTCCTGCTAATTTTGTTTGTTCAGCAGTAGTATAATCATTTGTTGAAAGTCCTTTCCCTGTAACTTTATCGACTTTATTTGCTAAAGCTGGTACAGTTGGTAAATCAGCAGTACCACCTAAATCATTAGTAAGTTTTAATATACCCTTAACGGTTGAACTCGCATCATTAATTGTTTGAGATGAAGTAATAAACGGATGTACACCATCCGCACCGTCGTTAATTAAATCGGAAGTTTTGCTAGGCTCTTGAATAGAAATTGTAATATTTTCAACTTCTTCTACTATTTGTATATTTATGATTTCTTCTGCCATTAGATTATTGGTTGTGTTGTGTCTTGAATAACATTAAAAGAGCCTCCAAAATAAGTCTTTGTTTTACCGCTTAGATAAACAAATTGTACATCATAATAATAAGTATAATCGGCATCCCAATCAACTAAAAAATCGCCTATTATAAATTGATTTGCACCCGTTTTTGTAATTGTAGCCTCTTTCATTAAATCACCCGTTTTTGACCCTTGGCGAAATTGACAACGAATAGCAATAGTAGTAATATCAATTGAAATATTAATTGTTTTTGCACCGAAACTGTCACCCTTTAAACAATCTGTAAAGTTTTGTATTATCATAATCTTATTGCGTTTAATTGTTGTTTATCTACATTATAAAACAAATAGCTACATCCTGCTGTTGCTCCGTTTGCTGTAGTTATATCTGTTGCTGCGGCTGCATAATTTGCATAACTTGGCAAACTAGTATTTGAAAAAATAGTTTGTCCGCTTAATTGGTTTCCGTTACCCGCATCTTTTCCAAAGGCATTTACATGACTTCCTGTATTAGATAATGCGGCATTATATCCAAAAGCATTTACATGACTTCCTGTATTATCAAATCCTGATTGATTTCCAAAAGCATTTACACTATTTCCAGTATTACCATAACCTGCAACAACTCCAAAAGCATTAACATCAACACCTGTGTTTCCAAAACCTGCGTCACTACCTTGAAAATTATTACCATTTACTAAGTCATGATTATTATCTAAAACTTCTTGTAAAGTTTGCATTAATAATTGTGGAGTAATTCGATAAGTTACCCCATTTATTGAAATAGGTATATCCCCTATTGGGTTTGTTGTTCCGACATACGGAGGAAGTTCGTCAATTTTTGTACTCATATTAAAAATAAATCTCCTGCATCGCTTTGTAAAATCGCTCCGCTTTGAATTAATAAATAGTTTTCATTTGTGAAACTTGCATTCGGGATATGTAAATCTCCCGTTACAAATTTATAATCATTCTTTAAAATATCTCTTTGTAAAAATTCATCTACAACAAAATCCGTATCATAAATAAATACATCGTCAATTCCTGTAACTAAATTTAAACTTTTTAAATTGTTATCCATTATGAATTTAGGTAACATATTTAAACTACAATAGACATTTAAACAAATATCTAAAATAGTACTTCCAATACTTGGCTTAAACGATTGTAGCATTTGGATAAATATTTAGTTTGCCGTCTGTTCCAAATTCAATAACAGGATTGTCTACATTATAACCGTCTTTTTCAAGTTCAATTTTGATTTTACGCGCTAATTGTTGTGCTCCACCTGCTGAATTTTGATAGTAGCCAATTCCAACGCCATCGGTAGGATTTTCTTTCCACCATCCAACGTATGCGTTAATAGTGTCGGCAATATGTTGTTGATCGCTTTCTACTATTGTGAAATCGCCATTGCTAAAATGCAAATCGTTGTTAATCAATCCAAAATCTTTTCTAACTGCCATGTTTTATAACTGTGTTTTCGATTTCGCTTTGTTGTGTAGGTGTTAAATTATTAGTTTCAATAACACTTGTAATGCTTGTCGGTGTTCCTGCTGCGATATGGGTGTGAGTATTGAACTTTAAAATTAAATCATTAACGATATTTTCCATTGCATTTAATTTTTGAGTTAATTCAATCACTTTAACTAGCCCACCAAATTCACTTCCATTTATAGACAAAGATACTACATCGGAATATTGAACGATAAAGGGTAACGTATATTTAGACATCAATACATAAACCATTGAACCAACTAAAGGCTCTATTACTAAACCGTCTGCAATACCTGCTTGTAATTGTACATCAAAATCGAGTGTGCTTTGTCCTGTAATAGTTGTTACATGTGCCGTTCTATTACCTAAATCGACACTATTAACATGGCATTGCAAAAGCCGTACCTTGTCATCGTTTTGATTACCGCTTAAATTTTGTATTACGGATATTATATTAAAATCGCTCATATATTTATTTTGTAGTCTAGTTCAATTATTTGACGCATTCCCTCAACACCTCCGCTATATTCAACACCTTTTATTTTATAGGTTCCGTTTTGCTCTGGAAGAAGTTTGTTTATAATTTGGCATTGATCCCCAAACTGAACATAAGGCGTTCCGAAAGTTGTAAACTTCCCTTTTAAACCACTATAATAATATTTTTTAAGTGCCTCGGTAGCTAATCTAATTAAATCGGCTTCACTTTTAGCCTCTAAAAATGTAAAGGTTCGACGTTCTCCGTCCGTATTCGGATCGGGTTTATCCCCTTGCTTTACAACTTTACTAATTACTTTATCGTTTTGCAAAGTAACGAGTACCTCAATTCGTGAATTTTTAACTTTAGCTTTGCCATCTTTTGTCGTTCCTGTTTGTTCTTGGATATGATTTGAAGCAACAGCAGACATTACAATATCGTCTTTTCGTTTAAAACTTAAATCGGAACTAATAATATTGTTTTGAAACTCAAATGTTTTTGTTTGTGCCTCCGCATCGATATAAACTGAACGGCCAACTCTCAAAGTATTACCACGGAAATAAGTAAATATAAAAGCGTCCTTTTTTAACTTTGCTAAAAATGTGGCCAAAGTTTCGTTTTCGGCCGTCAATAATGAATTATCCCAACTTATTAAAGTTTGAGTAGTTGTTTCACATTTAAAATCCGTTCCGAAAGTGCTATTAGTTACTTGTAAGGCTTCGTTTAATATGCTTTCAATAGATTGACTACCGTTAAACGCTTTGTTAATCATAGGCGTTTTTTTAAGCAAATACATATTATCCTCAAATTCCAAAGTAACGGGCATCTCAATTTTTACATTTGAAATAAATCCCTCGACAATAGTTGTCAAGGGCGTTCGTTTCTCGTTTAAATTTTCATCAAAATATACATATTGACTTTGGATTTTTACCTTATCCCCTTTTTTAAACATCTCTCCAGTTGCCTTATTTTTACCAAATAAAGGATAACGTTTGTTTGTTGTAGTATCTCGGACATAGATATTTTTCGGAAATACAATCTTACCCTGTGCGCTTAAATCTTCCCAATTATTAGAAAATTCCCAATGATTAACAAAATCAAAAAATAGCGTTTTTGTTGCTGTTGTTATAGTAATATTTGTTATAGGTCTTAACATAATCTTATTGCGTTATTGTTGCCTCTACTATTTTATCTGAAATAGCGTTAATTGTAAAATATTGGGTACTATATTCCCCCTCTGTTTGAGCAAATGAATAACCCGTAACAACTATGTCGGTTATGCCTAAATTTTGTAACCACCAACTTGTAATTGCTAAGGATTGCCCTGCATCTAAAATAGTTTTAAGTTGCTTTGTTTCTGTTTTAGGGTTAACTCCATAAGCACCATTTAAACGCCCGTTAATTTGTACTTGAAAATCATCCATTCCGATGTACTCCTTAACCGTTCCGTTTCTTCCTTGTATCTCTGTTGTAATGATTTTTTTACCTTGCGACACTTGTAAAATAACATCGTCAATTCTAAAATCCGCCCAACTTGAAACAGCAAACCCGAAGTCGTTTAAAACTTGTCCACTATTAAAAATTACATTTGAATAAACAGCAGTTCCCAATTTGCTGACAAAATCTGTAGCATCTTGGGTTACTCCTGCATTTATTACATAGGGTGATTTAGTTTCGTCGTGTATTTTTACATTTACTAAATTTGCAAATTCTTTTAAATTCATTAGTTCCCTGCTATTAATTGTGAATCGTTTACTGCACTTGTTAAAGCCATTACAACTTTCTCTTTAATAGCTGTTGCGCTTTCTTGAATATTCGTTGTTTTAATGCTAAAATCGTGTATTAAAGAGCCTATTTGTATGTTAACTGTTACCGCTTTGTTTCCTTGCACTCCTGCCGTGCCCTTGGTTGGTTTAGCTGTTGCGCTTGTAGTGCCTCCTATTGATGTTCCCCCAATTGCCCCCCCTTTGTTAAAAGATTTTAATGAATTTAATCCTTTTAATTTTTCGTCTTTTTCTTCGCTTGTTATTAATCCTTTTCTAACTCTTGAATTTAAATCATTTGTTAAATTTTTTGTAGCATTTGAGAAAGCTGTATCAGTTATTTTTCCGCTTTCTTTTAATTCATTTAATTTTTTTATAGTTTCTCCAGCACTATTTAAAATTTTATCATGGTTAAAATCAGTAATACCATTTTTATAACCTTTTTTGGCTGCATCACCTAAATTTTTTCCAGCGTTAAATAAAGCGGATGTTGCCTGGTTAAAACCCTCTTTAATAAGTCCAGGATCGAGGGTAAATACCCCTTTTAACATTTTTCCAAAACCCATAAACATATCAACCCAAATGTTAACATATTCTTTTATTACTGCACCAATAGCCCAAACTATCCCTCTAAATGTTTCAAAATGATTATAACAAGCTATAACCGCTGTTACTACTGCGGCTATTGCAATAACTATCCACACAAACGGGTTAACTGCATTTATTAAAGCCATAACACCCGCTAAAACCATCCCTCCAGTACTTGCTCCTGCCATTCCTGCTGTCATTGCAGCAGTAGCAAAAGTATTAGCAATAAAGGAAGCCGTAGTAAATGCCGTGTACATTGCAGACAATTTTTGTTGTGCATTGTAAATTACAATAATTCCAACAATTGAAAATAAAAATGTTTTCAAAACTTCGGCAACAATAGTATGTTTTTCAAAAAATGCAATTGTATTTTTTATCCCATTCCCTAAACCTTTAAATGATTCAGCTATTAAATCTAAAGCAGGTTTTAAACTTTCTAGTAAAGCCATAGCGCCTAACCCTATGGATTTTTGAAAGCCTCCCATAGCTTTATTAAATTGTGCTAATGGGTCGGCATTAAACGCCGCTTGTGCCGAACCACCAAACTCGGAAGATAACTCTTTTAATATTATTTTTTGTGCTCCTGCTAAATCTCCAGTCTCTTGTAAATGTTTAATAACTGTTTTTTGGCTATCGCTAAAAGAAACTCCAACTCTACGAAGTGCCGACATTCCTTGTATTGGGTCATTTAACGCTTTACCTACTTGAATAGATGCGCCTTTTAAATCGCCTCCCATACGAGTAGCTAAATCCATAATAGCTGGTTGCGCCTCGTTAAAAATCTTATCTTTTACAGAAGTAAACGTAAGTAAAAGCGATTGCATACCAAACACATCCGTTGAACTAAATTTTGTATTTGATGCTAAACTACTTGCGCTTTCTTCAAGTTGTTTCATGCTTAATCCTGCGGCATTATTTGTAGAAGTTAAAGCGGCTTGAACCTGTGCCGTTGCTTGGTGCATTTCTTCCACCTTTTCAATTCCGCCCTTTATAAAATCCAATCCTTTAAAAACTGCAAAACCAATTCCAAGCGTACCCATAATTTTATTAAGTCCGCCCATTGTACTTTCAAGTTTTACCGCTTGTCCGTCAGCTTGTTGCAATTTGCCCGAAAGCATATCGTTAGCCGTTATCGTATATCTAATTTGATTATCCATTGTTGTAGTGTCCTGTTTTATCTAATGCGTATTGTAATTGCCCCCACATTTTTGCAAATTCGTCATCACTTAAATTGTCAACGTCAACGCTAAAATGCGAAAAGTAGCGAAGTAACGCAATCATTCTCGTTTCTTCGCTACTCTGTTCACTAATGGTGTAGTCGTCTATTTTTTTTTAAACGTGTTTACAGCCATTTCAACTGTTTTAAAAGCTTCCATTGTTGCGCCTAAATAATATTTGTCATCCGACATAATTCTTTTGTCGCTTTCTTCCGTAAGAAAAATACTCTCGAACAATTCAGCAGCAGCAGTTACGGGCGATGTCATTGCCTTATCCATAACTCTTAATTTAACTACTCTTGAAGGTTCTTTAATATAGCCTACAATATCCTCGTTTGTGTCCTCATCGTGAAACACGATAGGCAATACAGTACAATTTAATTTAGTGCTTAATTCTTGCGCTTTTGCTTCTACTTTTTCCATAATTATCTAGTTATTTTTCCGATTACTAACGGCAAAGATACTAATAATTTTGTATCCGATTGCGATGCTTCCAAACCTTCTTCAGTAAATTCACAAAAAAGTAAATCATCCTGGGTTAAAAATCCACCGTTTGCATCTTCAAATACTACTTGAATATTAAACGGAGGTATTGACATCAAATCTCTATTTGGAGCAGACGCAATAATTTGTTTTAATTCATCGGTGTAAAGTTCGATACTTCCTTCATATTCTTTATTTCCGTAACCTCTTGAAACTGGCTCGTAACCTGCTCCGTATTGGTTTTCTTTTTTCTGTTTCGTTTTGTACGAAATTTTAGTAATACCTACCACGGGAACGCCAAACAAAATAAGTTTAACGTTT